GCACCAACGGCTACTACTACGTGGTGTCGGTCGATGGTACGACCACCTTGGACGGCATCAGTGACTGGAAAGCGGGCGATTGGCTGCTGTTTAACGGCACCGTCTGGCAAAAGATCGACCAAAGCTGGGCTACAGCAGGCGCCAACGACAATATCACGTCGATGACGGGCATCACAGGCGGCATTTCCTCACCTGACTTCATCCAGTTTGATACAGGCGCTACGGTCACGAACGCGGCAGGCCGTCTGTACTGGGATGCTACTCAGCAGACGCTAACTGTTGGTTTGAACGCCAATATTGCAGCGGACGTGGGCCAAACGCTCTATGCGTACGTGACTAACGACGAAGCGGTGACGATCAATAAGGGCCAGCCGGTCTATATGTACGCGGCGCAGGGCGATCGGGTGTCGGTCAAGCTTGCGTACAACACAGGTGACGCTACATCGGCCAAAACTTTGGGTGTTTGCGCTGAAAATATCGCTGCAGGTCAGGCCGGCATGGTTTTGTGCCAAGGTGTGCAGGACGGTCTGGATCTGAGTGCTTATAGCCCAGGTGATACACTCTATGTGGGCGCCACAGCAGGTACGTTGACGTCTAGTAAGCCCTACGCACCCAACCATTTGGTCTATGTTGGTGTGGTGGAGCGTGCTAATGCAGGCAATGGACGTCTGTACGTGCGCATCCAAAACGGCTATGAGTTAGATGAGATTCATAACGTCTCAGCGCAAAATCCGTCTAATGGCCAGACGCTGATTTACAACGCAAGCACTAGCTTGTGGGAGAAAAACACACTAACCGACGGTACCGGCATCAGTATCACTGAGGGTGCTGGGACTATTACGATTACTAATAGCGCGCCAGACCAGACAGTGGCACTGACAGGTGCTGGAACGACCAGCATCAGTGGTACGTACCCTAATTTCACCATCACGTCGAACGACCAGTACACTGGCACGGTCACAAGTGTTACTGGAACATCCCCGGTAGCTTCTTCTGGTGGTAACACACCAGCTATAAGTTTGTCATCTGGCTATGGTGATACACAAAACCCATATGCAAGCAAGACTGCAAATTACTTTTTAGCTTCACCAAATGGCTCTGCGGGAGTACCAACATTTAGAGCCATTGTTGCTGCTGACATACCAACACTAAACCAAAACACCACCGGTACAGCATCTAACGTAACTGGCACTGTTGCTGTAGCAAACGGAGGTACAGGATCCACAACTGCTGCAAATGCCCGCACAGCACTTGGGTTAGCTATTGGCACTGACGTACAAGCTTACTCGGCACAACTGCAAGGCGCGTCTCAAGGTGGCATTAACGGCTTTAAGAACCGGATTATTAACGGTGCGATGGTGATCGACCAGCGCAATGCTGGGGCGAGTGTTACGCCGATTAATGCTCAATACACATTGGACAGATGGCAGGCTGTTGCTACTCAAAGTGGGAAATTTAGTGTTGAACAAACGATTTCAGGTGTAGCTGCGCCAACAGGATTTACTGACTATTTAGGGGCTACTTCTTCTTCTGCTTATTCTGTTTTAACAGGAGATACGTTTGATGTTCAGCAGCCAATTGAAGGCTTTAATGTTGCTGACCTTGGATGGGGGGCAGCGGGCGCGCAAACCGTAACACTGTCGTTTTGGGTGCGCTCATCATTGACCGGAACATTTGGTGGTGCTTTAACAAACTCTGCCGCAAATCGAAGCTATCTTTTTAGTTACACCATCAGCGCTGCTAATACATGGGAGCAGAAAAGCGTCACTATTGCCGGGGATACGTCTGGAACTTGGCTAACGAATAGCGGTATTGGTATTGTTGTTCGGTTTGGGCTTGGCTCAGGTTCTACATTTACAGGCACTTCTGGTTCTTGGCAGGCTGGTAATTTAATACAGCCAACTGGTACCGTCTCCGTCGTCGGAACCAACGGAGCCACCTTCTACATCACCGGCGTACAACTCGAAAAAGGCAGCACAGCCACGAGCTTTGATTACAGGCCGTATGGTACGGAGTTGGCGTTGTGTCAGAGGTATTATTACCGCACAACTTATGGTGCTAATTCAACAACGCTTGCTGTAGGTGCTGTTAACGGAACTACTTCTGCGGCACAATGTGGCTTTACGCACCCAGTAACAATGAGAGCATCACCAACAGCGGGGTATTCTGGCGTTACTGTTTATGATGGTTCTGCAAATCCAGCAGTAACTTCAATTTCCGCACAAAGTTCTTCAACAACTCACTCAACAATAAATGTTGGCGCAACTGGTGGCGGTTTAACTGTTGGTCGTGCGGCGTGTATTTTGGCTGCAAATTCAAATCAATATTTAGACTTTTCAATCGAGTTATAAAATGTATAAACAGTGCATTGGAACTTTCGGTGAATTAGCACAATGTGTTTCTCGTCTATCGGATGGCGCTTGTATCCCCTTCGATCCAGCCAACACCGACTATCAGGCATATCTTGCGTGGCTTGAGGCGGGCAACACACCGGAACCAGCTGACGAGGCGCAAGCATGACGCCTGAACTGCAAAAATACTACGAAGATCGATTTGCCATGATGACCCATCAGGGCTGGCGCGATCTGCTGGAAGATATTGACTTAATGATAACGTCTTTAAATAACGTCGCTACAATCCAGGACGAAAAAGATTTACAATTTAAGAAGGGTGAGTTATCTATCCTAAACTGGCTGAAAACCTTGAAACAGGTCAGCGAAGAGGCATACGAGGCACTCAATGAGAAAGATCTTTGAATTTCTCTGCGAAAGCGGAGAGCGCATCGAACGATTTGTCGAATACGAAGACAAAGTAGTTCGTTGCAATTGCGGCAAGACGGCCAGCCGCACAATATCTGCACCGGCGTTTAAATTGGAAGGGTGGTCGGGAGCGTTTCCAACGGCTCACGCAAAGTTTGATAAAAAGCACCGAGACAAGCTAAAATCCGAGCAGAAGGCGAACAGATAAGCAGAAATGCCCTGTTCATGTTTAATCCTGAGAACCAAAAGATGGCAGGAAAAGGAACTTCGACATGTTGATTGATAAAGAACCAGAGATGCCTAGTGAGTTAGAGGCAGAGGAAGCAAAACTACCCGAGTACGCAGCGCCAGAGATACCTGAATTGCCCGACCGCTATCGCGGGAAGTCGATTGAGGATGTCGTCAAGATGCACCAAGAGGCCGAAAAGGTCATTGGTCGCCTGGCGCAGGAAGTCGGGGAAGTGCGGAAACTAGCCGATGAGCTGATCAAGCAGAATCTCTCGTCAAAATCGCAACCTGTTGAACAGGTAGAGCCTGAAGTAGACTTTTTTGAGAATCCCCAGAAGGCGATTCAAAAGACCGTTGAGTCACATCCGGACGTTATCGCTGCCCGTCAAGCGGGTATCGAGTTCCAACGGATGCAAACCCAGCAGCGCCTGGCGCAAGAGCACCCTGATTTCATGGAAATCAGTGCCGATAAGGACTTTGAGACATGGATTAAATCGTCTCAGGTACGACTCGAGCTCTACACCAGAGCGGATGCGAAGTTTGACTTCGACGCGGCTAATGAGTTGCTGAGTACCTACAAACAGTTGCGTGGCATCAAGCAAAAGCAGGTGGAGCAATCCGGTAAGGAAGCTCGCCAGCAGACGATGAAAGCCGTGCAAGTGGATGCAGGTGGGACGGGTGAGAGCTCCAAACGTGTCTATCGCAGAGCTGACCTTATTCGGCTGAAAATGACCGACCCAGCTCGCTACGATGCGCTGTCAGACGAAATTATGACGGCCTATGCAGAGGGACGGGTCAAATAAATTTACTTTTGACCTTTAGGAGTTAGACATGGCAACAGCATTTAATCCCGCAAATAGCGTAACAACGACAACAGCAGCAACCTTTATTCCAGAGATTTGGAGTGATGAAATTGTTGCGGCCTACAAAAAGAACCTGGTTCTGGCCAACGTTGTTATGAAGATGAACTTCAAGGGCAAGAAAGGTGACACCGTTCACGTTCCAGCCCCAACCCGTGGTAGCGCCTCGGCCAAAACAGCGACCAACGCTGTCACGCTGATCGCTGCAACTGAATCTGAAGTTCAGATTCTGATCAACAAGCACTACGAGTACAGCCGCCTGATCGAAGACATCGTCGAAGCTCAAGCTCTGAACTCACTGCGTCAGTTCTACACCAACGACGCTGGCTACGCGCTGTCCAAGCAGGTTGATACCGACCTGATCCAGCTCGGCCGTGCTTTCAATGGCGCAACCGTCGGCACTGACGACTACGCAACTTCGGCTTCCAGCACCAAGGCTTACATTGGTTCGGACGGCACGACTGCGTACAACAGCTCGACCTCGAACGCTGCTGCCCTGACCGATGCTGCGATCCGTCGCACCATCCAGCGTCTGGACGACAACGACACCCCAATGGACGGCCGTTTCTTCGTCATCCCTCCATCAAGCCGCAATACCTTGATGGGTCTGGCTCGCTACACCGAGCAGGCATTTGTGGGTGACGGCAACGCCATCCGTAACGGCGAAATCGGCAACCTGTACGGTATCCCTGTGTTCGTTACTTCCAACGCCGACTTCGGCGCTGGTAACACGGGCGCTGACCGTATCTGCCTGATGGGCCACAAGGAGTCGATGGTTCTGGTTGAGCAGATGGGCGTTCGTTCGCAGACCCAGTACAAGCAGGAATACCTGGGCACACTCTTCACTTCCGACATGCTGTATGGCGTCAAAGCCATGCGTACTGCCGCGACTGTGGGTGCTGCAACCTCGTCGTCTGCATTCGCTCTGGCTGTTCCAGCCTAATTAAACTCCCCCGGCCACGGGTCGGGGGATTTTTAACCTAATTAGGAGAACCTCATGGCAAATGCATCTTCCGTCGTGGTTCGCGCTGGTAATGACCAGTTTCGCGGACTGTATTCCAACACTTTTTTGGTTCGTGCCACACTGAACGCCGACAGCTTGGTTGACGGCGCAGGTGACACCGATACCGTGGCTGTCCCCGGCGTAGCACTCGGTGACATGGTGCTGTCGGCTTCGCTGGCCGTTGATGTGGCGGGTCTGATCGTGACCGCTTACGTCAGCGCAGCGGATACCGTTAGCATCCGGTTCCAAAACGAAACCGGTGGCACTGTGGACTTGGCATCGTCCACACTGCGTCTGGTCGTAGTACGTTCACTGGCGTAAAAATTGGGGGCTTGCGCCCCCAATTTGCCGTTCGGAGGTTTTATGGCGACATTCAAGTGTTTGGTCAGTGGCCAGACGGTCACGTTTATCCATCAGCACGACATTGACAGCATGAAAGGCCATCAAGGCTACGTGCGGGTTGATGTACCTGAGATGATGCCTGAACGAATGTCAACAGAAATAATGCTTTCACCACCCGTCAAACGGATGGGACGCCCAAGGAAACCGGAAAATGTCAGAAATTGACCCTCGCGAGTTTGGAAAGCTCGAAGCACAAGTTGAAGCATTGAATGTGGAAGTCCACGCCTTGCGCAACGACGTCAAGACCCTGCTGGAGTTGGCCAATAAGTCCAAAGGCGGCTTCTGGATGGGGATGACGATCGCCTCAACGCTTGGCGGGATACTGACTTTTGTAGCCGATCGGCTATTTTTTAAGGGGTAAGATCATGCCAATGGTTGATGGTAAGAAGTATCCGTACACGAAAAAGGGCAAGCAGGAAGCTGCTTCGGCCAAGATTAGCAAGCTGCGTAAAGAGGGTTACCCGCAGAAACAAGCCGTGGCTATTGGGTTAAGCATGGCAGGGATGGCCAAGAAAAAGGCCAAGAAATGAAACCCGGCCTCTACAGCAATATTGCCGCTAAACGTAAGCGCATTGCCGAGGGTTCTGGCGAGAAGATGAGAAAGCCTGGAACCAAGGGGGCGCCGACGAAAGCTGACTTTAAACAAGCTGCTAAAACCGCTAAGAAAAAATGAAAACTCCCGCTTGGCAAAGAAAAGCCGGTCAAAACCCCAAGGGCGGCTTGAATGCCAAGGGTCGTGCGTCTTATAATGCAGCAACTGGGGGCAACCTCAAAACGCCGGTGAAAACTGGCGACAACCCGCGACGAGCTTCTTTTCTCGCCAGGATGGGCAATATGCCCGGTCCCGAGCGCAAAGACGGCGAGCCCACCCGGCTCTTGCTCTCTTTGAATGCTTGGGGCGCATCATCCAAGGCAGACGCAAAGGCAAAAGCTAAAGCTATATCCGCAAGGAATAAGGCGAAAAGCAAATGACCTATTTAGAACTCGTCAACGATGTCTTGGCCCGCCTGCGAGAGACGCAGGTGACGACTGTCGGCCTGACTACCTATTCCTCTCTGATCGGCAAGTTTGTCAATGATGCCAAGCGTCAGATCGAGGACGCCTACGACTGGAACGCGTTAGGCCAAGAGATTACAGTCACTACGTCAGGCAGCGTCTACGAATACTCCATGACCGGTGCCGGTCAGAAATTCCGCGTCACCAGCGACCCATTAAACATCACCAGCAACGTCGTCATGCAGGTTATTACGGTTAGCGACATGCGCCGCAAACAGTACCTGCAACCCACGATTACGGCGGTGCCTTCCGAGTATTGCTTTGAAGGCGTGGATGGCAACGGCGACGCCAAGGTGCAGCTGTGGGGGCGCCCTAACGGCGTCTACACAATCAAGTTTTTCCTGTCTGTGCCACAAGCCACGCTGTCGTCGGACTCAACGTCTGTCTTGGTGCCGGATGTCTTGGTGACCCAAAACGCCTACGCCAGAGCGCTGGTTGAGCGCGGCGAGGACGGCGGCTTGAATTCCTCCGAAGCCTATGCGCTGTACAAGGCCATGCTGTCGGATTACATCGCTCTGGAAGCGACTCGCTTCCCTGAAATGCAGGAGTTCCTCGCCACATGAGCCAAGCACTGCGCATTGATACGATCTCGGCACCAGGCTTTTACGGCCTGAATACCCAAGATTCGCCGCTCGATTTGAACGCCGGGTTTGCGCTAGAGGCGACCAACTGCGTCATCGATCAGTACGGCCGTGTCGGTGCCCGCGAAGGCTGGTCGAAAGTCAACAGCAGCTCGGGCAACTTGGGCGCTAATGATGTGGGCGTCATCCATGAGCTGGTGGTCGCTGATGGTACGTACACGATCCTGTTCGCCGGCAACAACAAGATTTTTAAGCTCGATGGCAGCAACGCCGTTGTCGAATTGACCTACGGGGGAGGGGGTACTGCCCCAACCATCACAGCCAACAACTGGCAGTGCGCCTCGCTTAACAGCATCACGTACTTTTTCCAGACAGGCCACGACCCGCTGATTTACGACCCGGCAGTCAGCACCACGACCTATCGTCGTGTGAGCGAAAAGTCGGGTTACGCGGGTACGGTGCCCTCTGGCGATATCGTCATTTCGGCGTATGGCCGCCTGTGGATCGCCAACACGGCGTCTGACAAGCAAACGCTGACGTTTTCTGACTTGCTGGCTGGCCACATCTATACCGGCGGCACATCGGGCACATTAAATGTCAACAACGTTTGGCCTGCTGGGCCGGATGAGATCGTTGGCCTGGCTGCGCACAACAATTTCCTGATCATCTTCGGCAAGCGCCAGATACTGGTGTATCAGGGCGCAACGGCACCAGCCACCATGTCGTTGAACGACACGGTGGTGGGTATCGGATGTATTGCACGCGACTCGATACAGCCTACCGCAACCGACGTCTTCTTCCTGTCCAACAGTGGTGTGCGATCGTTGATGCGCACGATCCAAGAGAAGTCAGCGCCGTTTCGCGACATCAGTAAAAACGTGCGTAACGATCTGATGGGTATTGTGGCGGGCGAGACGCTCGCTAACATTAAGGCCGTGTACTCCGAAGTCAACGCGTTCTATTTGCTCACGCTGCCGACCAACCAGTCGGTGTACGTGTTTGATACCCGTGGGTATTTACCGGATGATTCTTGCCGTGTGACACTATGGACATCGATTACGCCATCAGCTTTGCTGGCTCGACGTAATGGTGACTTGCTGTTAGGCCAGACAGGTTACATCGGCAAGTACGGCACGTATTTGGACGACACTGCTGAGTATCGCTTTCAGTATTTTACAAATCACAGCGACTTGGGCGACCAGAGCGTCACATCCATATTGAAGCGCATCGGTGTTGTTGTGATTGGCGGCACGAATCAGTTTGTTACCATCAAGTGGGGTTTTGATTTTAACGAAAACTATTTGTCGCAGAACACGCAGATTCCGACGCAAAGCGTATCTGAGTACGGAATAGCGGAGTACGGCGCCAATGGCGTTCCTGTTGCACAATACGCCGATGGTCTTGCATTGCAAACGCTTTACGCGCAGGGTACGGGTTCTGGCCGTATTGTTCAGACGGGCTACGAAGCTGACATCAATTCTTCGCCGCTGTCGATTCAAAAAATTGAAATTCTGTCGAAAAACGGAAGGGTGACATGAGTAACTACACAAAGAGCACGGATTTCGCCGCCAAAGATGCGCTGGCGTCCGGCAATGCGGCCAAGATCGTTAAGGGCACGGAGATCGATACCGAGTTCAATAATATTGCCACAGCCGTTGCGACCAAAGCGGATCTTGCCAGCCCTACGTTTACCGGCACGCCCGCGCTGCCAACAGGCACGACAGCGGTTACGCAATCGACGTCTGACGACAGCACTAAGTTGGCTACTACTGCGTTTGTGCAAGATATCGCTGACGCCATAAAAAGTGCGTTGTACCCGGTTGGCTCTATCTACACCAACGCAACTAGCAGCACCAATCCTGGCACGTTGCTAGGGTTTGGTACGTGGACAGCGTTTGGTGCTGGTCGTGTCATGGTGGGTTTTGACTCTAGCAACTCTCTGTTCGATACAGCGGAAGAGACAGGTGGCTCGGCAAACGCAATCTTAGTAAGCCACACGCACTCAGTAACGGATCCCGGCCACAGCCATACTTACAACAGAGACACCCTAGATAATTTGGACGGCGGCCCATTTAGTCGTAGATCTGGAACTGGCGCTGATTCAAATACCACTTCAACAGCAACTACCGGCATTAGTATCAGCACAGAAGGCTCTAGTGGCACCAATGCGAACTACCAGCCGTACATTACGGTTTATATGTGGAAGCGCACAGCATGATCGTTGAAAATTTACTTGACCATCAGATTATTCATCACTTCTCTGATGGTATGTACGCCAAAGAGATGCGTGTAGAAGCAGGGCAGGCTATTCTGAAGCACACGCATGACTTTAGCCACTTGTCGATTCTGGCTAGAGGTCGTGTAGCCATGCTGATCGGCGATGAGATAGAAGTTATTGAAGCGCCTGCTTGCATAGATGTCAAAG